GCTATCGCAATGAAATGGCCAAGGATGTCGCCAAGTTTGAAGCGACTGGCCGCTCCGCATTTGCAGATTCAGATGTTGGCTCCAAGCTGGTTAACCAGTGCATGAAGCCGCTGGTCGCCGGGATCAAGGAAGCACAGGCAGAAGCACAAGAGGGCAAGGCACAGCCAGGACGTGAAGCTGTCTGGTGGAACCCAATCTTATGTCTGTCCGCCGAATCATTGGCGGCGGTTGTTCTCCGCACCGTACTTGCTGGGATGCAACCGAAGGTTCGTCCCTGGACAGCCTGTTGCCTTCGTATCGCTGCCAACATTAAGCAGCAGCGCGAGTTCGAACTATGGAAGGACCGACAGTTCGAAGGCGAGGGCGAGGGCGCCATCAACCTCTTCAAGGTGATGACTGCCCGCTGTAAGCGGATCGATTCTCGTGCTGCCAGGAAGTTCATGAGGCAGAGCACTGACCTAGATCGTCTTAATTGGGACAAGAAGTTATGCGTCCATATCGGGATGAAGCTGATGGATGTGCTCGTCCGCTACGGCAATGGTTGGTTTGAATTGTCCTACGTGAGGAAGGGCTATGGCCGCACCATTCATACTGTGAAGACACTGCGTCTCACTGAGGTTGCTCTTCAAGCTATCGAGCAGGACCACCAGCGCTGCGAACTGAACCGCCCGTTCTTGCTGCCGATGCTCTGTGAGCCCGCCGAATGGAGGTTCAATGAAACGAAAGCGAAATCTTCTGGCGAGGAACTTACGGAGTCCGAAGTACCGGATGCGGATAGTCCGTTCGCGCAAGCACTACAGTCGCAAACTGAAGAAGGATAGGCGATGGCAAACACAGGAATAATCTGGGTCGATTGGCTCTTTGAGGGGGCCGTGAGCGCCCTCTATTGGTTGGCGGGTGTATTGGGTACCACCTACGAAGAAGTGAACGTATGGCTGTTCTGTGTGGCGTGGCCAGCCATCACGATTGTGCAGACGATTTGGATAATTCGATTGTTGCGGCAAAAACGGAGGACTGCATGAGCTATCACGGTGGCTACTACATGATCCAGGAACCTTTCCTAAAGTTTACTCTTTACGAGCACACGGCTTCGCTGCGTCGGCCCGTTAGCGATGAGATTCTCTATGTGTGTGATGTGCTTGGCCGCACGCCGCTGCGGATCAACACTTTCGTCTTAGGTGTGATCGAAGAACTGGTAGAGCGGAGTGAGACAGTGGGGCGGCTTCCAGAAGCTCACTGCGCGCTGCCGCCACGGATAGACGCTGGCGTTTGGGCCGACATGACAGGGAAGGAGCGGGTGCAAGTCAAGGTCGAGCGCGAATATGTCCATAGCAAGAATGCCACACTCATCGGACGGCGCGAGGCGCTTAGTCGCAAGGTCCAACTGGCCGGTGACTATGTGGACGAGACATTTTGGATTCCGCACTGCCCTGATTTTCGTGGACGGTTGTATCCACAATCGCAGGATCTGAATTTTACGAATGATGATGTGTCCCGTGGTCTCATCCAATTCGCTGAAGGCAAGCCCTACGGTGAGACAGGCAAGTATTGGCTGAAGGTTCGCTTGGCTAATTCATATGGCCTAGACAAGCTGACATTTGATGAGCGTGTACAGTGGGTTAATAACAATTCACTAGCCATCCTCGACAGCGCCAAGAATCCACTGGATGGCTCACGTTTCTGGATCGATGCAGATGAACCCTTCCAGTTTCTCGCAGCAGCCAACGAGTACCGCAGCCTTATGGAGCAGGGTGACAAGGCACTGAATTACCTACCGATCAATCTCGACGCTACTGCCAGTGGGCTTCAGCATCTATCAGCATGGTCCCGTGATCCCGTGGCTGCCGAGGTGGTGAACATGACATCGTCGGAGAATCGTTACGATATCTACGGTATCCAAGCTGAAGAGGTGAACAAGCTGATCGCCCGTGATCTCGGTGTCAGTGAGGCAGCGCGCAACTGTCACGGCCACGTCACACGGAAGACGGTGAAGCGGGGGGTGATGACAATTCCATATTCTGTGACCCCGAAGGGGCTGAGGGATCAGTTCATCAAGGACGGATATATCGACGAGCTTTCCGGCAACAAGGTGAACAATGCCAATTATCTGCGGGACATTCTGTTGGAAAGCCTTGGCGAGACAATCCGCAAGCCGATGCAGGTCATGACCTATTTCAAGGGTGTCGCTAACGCGCTTGCACTTGAGGATATCCCGCTGCAATGGCGGACCCCGATGGGGATGACCGTGCGCCAAGCCTACTGGCGCCAGAACAAGCAGGAAGTGAAGACGTTATTCGGCAAGGCGGTGTTGTGGAACGAGGACCAAGACCTTGGGCTCATGAATCGCAAGCAAACGATGGCGGCGTCACCGAATGTGATCCACTCGTTCGATGCGGCTCACCTACAGTCAGTCGTACTGATGGGTACCCGCGAAACCAACCCGATCACATCGTGGGCCTGTGTCCATGATTCCATTGGTGTTCACGCCTGTGAGGTAGAGCGGTTGAACCGGATCATCCGCGAAGAATACGTGCGGATTTATGACCGCCCAGTGCTGGAAGAATTTCATGACTATCAGCTCCGTCATGGTGTTGATCTTCCAGACCCACCCGATCTCGGCTCCTTCAAGCTCAATGAGGTGATGAGGGCTGACTACTTTTTCTCTTAGCTTGGGCTGTGTGTACAGTGGAACCATATTATGGATCTTACGCAATTGTTTCCCTCTTATGATATGAAAAACCAAACCCCCGTTTCCAATGTGATCGACCTTCAGGAGATTCTCTCTCGTGATTTAGGTCTGCCCTACCCACTAGTTCGGGAAGCAGCACAGATGGTCTTCGAGCTGAACCTTCGGATACGAGAACTTCTGTTTGACGTAGCGAACGAGCAGTCACCGACAGGCGAAGCCTATGCGCTCGCCCAGGCAATGGCCGCAACGGTGCTGATCGAGACTTCTTCAGACCTCCTAGACGTAGACCCCGACGATTTGCTCTGCCGCCTAATCGAGGCCGGGCATCGGGGTCTCTTCGACATCCGCGACGAGGACGCATCGCCGCGTTTAAACGAACTCTTCAATCGGTATATGCAAGAACGAGAGGATTTAGATGACACAACAGAAAGCTGAGACAATCGTCAGTCCCGTTGGGACAGCCGCCTACAGTTGGTTGCTCAAGCCTGACACGGCGTTCAACCAGAACCACTACAAGATCACCCTTCTGCTCGACAAGACTGATGACGACGCCAAGGCCTTCGTCAAGAAGATCGATGCAGAACACAAGGTGGCAGCGAATGGCCATTCCACGCCGTCACCCGTGAAGGATGGTAACAAGAGCAAGGCCGAGGGCCATGACGGACACTGGCTCATTACTGCCAAGACCAAGTTTGCGCCGAAGTTGGTTGATACTGAGCGCCATATGCTGCCCGACAACCTGTCACCAATGTCGGGTGATCTCATTCGCTTAGCTTTTGCGATCAACCCGTATGACACAGGCAGCGCCTCTGGCGTCTCCCTTCGTCTTCGTGCTGTTCAGCTTGTCGAGAAGCGCAATGAAGGCGGAAATGTCGGGGATGTCTTCGACGACATCGATGGCTTTACCGCTGATACGGCTACCGCTGAAGATGAAGAAGACTTCTAGCTGGAAGTCCTGCTCACTACCCATTGCTCCATGCCCTGCTTCCCGTCCGCGTGTCGGGAGGTGGGGCGTTTTTTATGGAAAAACTTATCTGGCATGGAGGAAAGCTGCCGATGAAGCGTGTCAATCAATCCGACTCCCAAGGACATCACGACCACTTAGCGTCGAACTTACTCAGGTTTGTCGAAAACCAAAAACAACTATTAGGAGCTGGCCACGCGGTGACGTGGACAACTTCGCTAAAGCTGTCCTCGATGCCATCACCCGATCCAACTTCGGTTGGGACGACGACGACCAAATCCTCGAACTCAAAGTGACCAAACGATTTGCCGAAGCAGATGAACAGCCGAGGAGCGACATCAGGTGGAAACCAGTGACTTCGTGAAGCACGAGCCGTGTCCATGCGGGACATCCAGTGATGCTCTGGCCGTCTATACGGACGGTCACTCGCACTGCTTCCGCTGCAACAAGACGTTTGGTGGTAATCAGAAACGAAGGGAACATCCATCCAATATGATTAACTCCTATGAGTTTGTAGCGCTTGAGAAGCGCAAGATCAGTGAAGAGACGTGCCGAAAATACGGATACGGACGTGCCAACCATGATGGTCGCACCGTGCAGCTCGCACCGTATTACGATCAGCGTGGCCAGCTTGTCGCCCAAAAGGTTCGCGCTCCCGGCAAGAACTTCTGGGCCAATGGTGACCTTAAGTCCGCTGGTCTATTCGGACAGCGCCTGTTCAAGGAAGGCGGCAAGCGCATTGTCGTTACTGAAGGTGAGATCGACGCCATGTCGGTATACGAGGCGATGCCGAGATGGCCCGCCGTCTCAATAAAGAGCGGAGCTGCTGGCGCCTCAAGGAGTGTGACGGAATCAATCGAATATCTTGAGTCATTCGGCAATGTGATCTTCATGTTCGATCAGGACGAGGAGGGACAGAAGGCGGCAAAGAAGTGCGCTGACCTCATGTCACCGGGCAAGGCATCGATTGCCCAGCTTCCACGCAAGGATGCCAACGAGATGCTAGTGGCTGGTGAAACCAAGTCACTTGTTAATTCAATTTTCCAAGCGAAGAGCCACCGTCCAGATGGGATCATCAACGGCTGTGATACTTGGGATGAAGTTACCAAGCCGATCTCGATGGGAACTCTCTACCCCTTCGCTGGCCTTAATGAGAAGACATACGGTCTACGCCAGGGCGAACTCGTCACTATCACGGCGGGTTCCGGCATCGGTAAGAGCGCCTTTGTCTCCGAGATTGCATATCACCTCGCCATCAACGAGGGACAGAAGGTAGGTTTCGTCGCTCTCGAAGAGAACGTAGGGCGCTCCGCGCGCCGCTTCATGTCGATCAATCTTGATCGCCCTATTCATTTGCCCAACCAAGAGATCACACCGGAAGAACTCCGAGCGGCGTTTGATCAAACGATGGGAACCCAGCGAGTCTGGCTATACGACCACTGGGGATCACTAGATAGCGAGAACCTACTCGCCAAGCTCCGCTTCATGGTCAAGGCCTGTGGCTGCGAGTGGTTGATCCTTGATCATCTCTCGATAGTGGTCAGCGGTTTCGATCTCGAAGGAGACGAGCGTCGTACCCTCGACAGGACGATGACGATGCTTAGGAGCTTCGCGGAAGAGACCAAGTGTGGCCTTCTGATTGTTAGCCACCTAAGGCGCCCACCCGGCGGCAGGAGCCACGAGGAGGGCCTTATGCCCTCGCTGACGGACCTCCGTTCCAGCCACTCCATTGCGCAACTGTCAGACATGGTGCTTGCCCTTGGTAGGAACAGCCAGAGCGATGATCCTGAAGAGCGTAATACCACGTTAGTCCGCATTCTCAAGAACCGCTTCAGCGGAGAAACAGGAGCTGGTTGCGCGCTGCGTTACGACACGGCAACAGGCCGTTTAAACGAAGTCGATCACACATTTGATGAGGAGTTCTGAGCCTGAATGATCTCTCACCCTAGCGGTGAGAGGATACAGCAGCGACTATTAAGGAACGCACGACACAGGGCGAAGCGGCAGCAACTGCCCTTCGACCTCAGCATTGACGACATCAGCGTACCCACACGATGTCCTCTCACAGATATCACCCTCGTATCTCACGAAAACTCTGGCGGAACGAAAGGTCCGCGCTGGAATAGCCCTACGCTTGACCGTGTTCACCCTCCCCTTGGCTACATCGGCGGCAACGTCCGAGTGATTTCAGCACTCGCGAACATGCTGATGGGCGCACTGACTGACCCCAATATCCTTTCAGAAGCAGCAGAGAAGTTCAGCCAACGAGTTCACGATTATTTAGATGAGGAGAAACTGTATGCAGACATTGATCGCCGACATCGAGACGGACAACCTCCTACCCGATATGACCCAGATATGGTGTCTCGTAATCCGCGATCAGGACTCGGGGATAACCGACAGCTACACCTCAAGTTCAATC